ATGAAGAAATTTATTAAATGGATTTTTTATATCTTTATTGCTTTGATGATTCTGGGATATATCGTCGGTAAAAACGAAAAATCGGAAGCAGGCGCGACTTCGTCTTCTGCACCAGTTGCGGATACGCAGAAGTCAGTACCGCAAAAAGAAGTGTTTACGACCTCCGCAAAACAGCTTTTTAAAGCTTATGAAGAGAATGAAGTCGCAACCGATGAAAACATGAAAGGTAAGCTCATCTCAGTCAACGGGGTTGTTCAGTCCATTGATAAAGATTTTACAGACTCAATTATCATCGGCTTACAAACAGACAATCAGTTCATGCCTGCACGAATGGAGATGGAAAACTCAGAAAAGGCTACTGCCGTAGCATTGAAAAAAGGACAGCAGGTCACTGTGATTTGTAAAAAAATGATCCGAGTAATGGGTGCACCTTCTGGGCGAGATTGTATATTCGCAAAATAACAAATCGGGAGGGTTACCCTCCCATTCCATTCTCCTGAACTCCTGCTGTCGCCAACATCATGCCATTCACCAATACCTGACATGCTTATATAATCCCCCATATTCCACACACCAACTCCGTTGCAGTATCGGGGCAACATAACAATATATAGACGCAATGATGTAATCGGTAAGCTGTACTTGCGAAAAGTGGGAATAATGGGAGAGTGAAATTAGAAAATAAAAAACCACCTTTCGGTGGTTTATACGACACTGCTTATTGCTTTGATTATTCTTTGTTTCCCATGGTAGCCGGAGTGGGACTTGAACCCACACAGCGCGAACGCCGAGGGATTTTAAATCACGCGTGTTATCTATGATAATCATGCACATACGTGTATTTTTCGCCATTAATTCATAATTTTAAGATCAAATGAATCAATAGCTTACGGTTATCAAAATGTCATAATGGCGAAAATTTTTCGCTCCGCGAACCGAAATTTGGTGTGGGGAGAATGGGGGTTACACCCATACCTTAAATGGCTGGGCAATCATCGTTCCAAACCCGGTTGAGACTGTGCGTTAGCACTCCAAAAACCTCAACGGCATCCAACGCATCCCCTTCTATCGCTTCACCATCTTGAGTAATCAGCGCGTGGCCCATTAGCTTCACGAACTGGTTTCTCCCGTCCATGCTAACCAGCAACGTATCCCCTCCTTCAGGTTTCAGACTGACGTTAATAACGGCCCAGCCGCATGAAGTTTCAATAACCCGGCAGTTGTTATCCACACCGCAGATAACATCTATCGTCATGCGCTGCTCCTGATAATCCATGGCTGGCGATGGAAATCCCATTAGAAAACCCTCCCCATGTTACGCAGGATCCAGTATCGGTTCTCACTTCCGTTTGTTGTCTTATCGGCGAAGTCCGGCTGGTATCGCTCGATCCATGAATTTGCATCCTCCTGGCTGAAATGCCAGTGCCTCTCCTGCAGTTCGGCGATGAATTTGTCTGTATGCAGGCAGAGATAGCCCTTAGGGTTTTGCTGTATGGCTGCAATAAAAGCAGCACGAATATCCGGTTGACGAGGCATGAACTAACCCTCACTCGCACATTGACTGTATACATATACAGTAGTATTTTTATGAAAACAGATCAAGCACAGGCAATTTTCACTTAAGAGGGGATCGGTATGTTTGTTGAACTGGTTTATGACAAGCGAAATGTTGAGGGGCTCCAAGGGGCCAGAGAGATCATCCTGGCTGAACTAACGAAGCGAGTGCACCAGATTTTCCCTGATGCCGAAGTGAAGGTGAAGCCGATGCAGGCGAACGCTTTAAACAGCGACGCCAGCAAAAGTGATCGGGAAAAGCTCAATCGCATGCTGGAGGAAATGTTTGAAGATTCCGATATGTGGCTGGTTTCTGAGTTTCCGACAGTTCGCCAGGTTGGCCTTTAAATTTTACTCGGTTAATATTCCCCACGTTTGCTCGGGCATGAACACTGAGCAACCAGCCGCCGCCAGTTCTTTCTTAAGACGGGCGGCGGTTTTCTTAGCGAAGCAGTTTCAACATGCTGTCTTCAGGTATATCAAGCTCCACCCTGTTTTAGCTCATCAACCTGTTTACTAAGCTCTACTACCTTTGCGTTAAGTGCCTTTATGGCTGCCAGGGCATCCATCATCAGCGGGTTAAGGTCGAGCGTCATTTTCCCTACGCCCTCAGCAGAGTGAACATATTGCTTGTCGATTTGTTCGATCTGCTGAGCAATTACGCCACGGCGCTCTGTCTGCTCATCATCATCAAGGTAGTAGAATCGCTTAAACTCCATTTGACAGATGTTTTCAAGAGAATCAGCAACATCGAGATCGCCGTTGACGTGCTTAAAATTAATATCTGATGTTCCAACAGACTGCATCTGTGTCCATGGAATGGTGGACGAAGATGTATTCATAGCAGATGCGCCAAGGTTCCGGACGAAAAGATTCCCGGATGCTCCTGTAAATATTTGCTGTCGGCGCGTTGGGTCATACCCGCATACAATACCTGAGCCAGCTTGCGGGGCCCAGGCAGTACCTGAACCGTCAATGCCATAAAATCCTGATTCGGTATTTCCTAAGACGTTAATAGTTGGAGTTCCGAAACCGAAATAGCCCACACCTAAAACATTCCCAGTATTGGGGCCAACATCTTTGGTGGCGGCACTTCCCAAACCGAGGTTTGTGCGAGCGTCAGCAGCATTCTTTGCACCTGTACCGCCCTGGCTGATACTGAGCGCGGTAGTCAGGCCGCTTAGGCTGGTTATATCGCTGTTAGCCCCTTTCTTCGCCAGCGATTTCTGCCCCGGTACGGTAACTGCCACACCGGTAATCGTGATAGTGACGTCTGTAGTACCGTTCATCACATCAGCGAAACCGCTCATGTAGCGCTGGTACATCGTGAAGGTTTCAGCAATGTCCTGCGCCAGGCCATCCACGCTCAGGCTGTCGCTTAGCAAAATGGAATACTTCGTTCCAGCAGGAATTGCTGGGCTTGCCGCAGGTGTCACGGTAAGAGAAGTTCCGCTTCCAATCGCGGTGATCTGGAAAACCTGCGCCGGGCTTGTCAGGGCGATAACAGTACAGCCGTTACGAATAAGTGAGCCCGCAGCAGTAAAGTTTGTGCCGGTACCTGTAAGGGTGTTTCCGCTGATGGCAATAGTGCCAGTGTTATAAAGCATATTTTCTCCTGTTCGCAATGCATCACCTGAGCGGATTTTGCATAATTAGAAATGAATTTTTGAGAGCGATAGTTAATTTCTACGCTCAAATAAATGCAGTTAACCAATTGGTATGAATTAATAGTTAGTGAAAAGGAGGGCTTAATATTCCAGCCCTCAATAACAATAACATTTTATCACTCATTTATTTCTAGCCAACAAATGAGCCCGTACCTCTGGTAATCATTAAGCTTGGAGAATAAATAATTTTACTTACTGAGTTAGCATTAACGATAGTCAATGTTGCTTTAACTGTATTTGTATTTATTCCTTTAACTCCAAATCTCAATGTGTAAAAATTATTAGAATACGCGCCGGATTGCACTGGAAGGTTTGAAAACGTTTTGGATGTCCCATTAATATCAATAATAACATTCATACTGGTATCGGCATTCGCTGATGAATAAAAGGTTGCTTCTACAAGAGCATTCTTAGCAAGACTACTTGATCCTGAGTCAGTATAAGTAATCGTTTTAACTAAATTAGCAGTTCCGCTTAATGAAGCATCCGAACCGACACCAACGTTGGCAACATCACCAACAAATGACGTTGCCTCTACTGTTCCTTTAAAGCTGCCACCGCTGGCGTATACCATTCCCCGGATCGTGACGTTATTCAGCTCGGCATTACCGCTTTTCGGCAGATTCCAGCCAGCGCCAGCCGAACCGCTAACGAAGTTATCCGACTTCAGTGAATCGGTGATTTTCCCGAACTGAATGCTGGCATCACGGAAAAACGCATCGTTTATGAAGGTCTGTCCGTTCTGAATTACGAACGGCAAAGAGACCGACCCTCCAGCCTGCGCCATTACAGCGAATCGGTCAGCCACAAACAGCACCTGTGATTGCATGCCGGACGGCGTATTCTGAACACCAATCCCCATCCCTGCTGCATACTGATTACCATTAGAATCAACAGCGACCTTGATGCTGTACATCGCATTCAGGTTGTTATTGATGTCCGCTGATACCTGGCTGTTCTGGACAATCGCTGCAGACTGACCGTTAACCGTGACCTTTAGCGAATTGATTTGCGTAGCAGACGCCTGGGTAAAATCAGCAAGTGTCTTCGACAAGTCAGTGACATTCGCGGTGTTTCCACCAGTACTGGAATCCAGTGTGCGCAGCGACTCAGCGACAGCTTTACTTGCATCTGCCATGACATTGTCGACTCGCTCAATACCGGCTTTGTTATCACCATATTGCACGCTCAGAAGGTTACGCTGGTTAACCTGCGCGAGCGTACTGGTGATCAGCGCGATAGCATTGTTCTGAATACCGCCGCTGGCCTTATCAGTTTGTGCACCCAGCTCTTCCAGGCGTGATGCCATTGAGGAATCAAGGTCCGTGACAACCTGGCTAAGTTCAGTGATTGATGCTGTATTCTGAGCACCTACAGCCGCTGCTGAATCAGCTTTGTCAGATGCGGCCTGAGTGGCAGCCGTCAACTGGCTTACCGCGGAAGCGCGAGCTTCAGTTTCCGTTGCTAACGCCTGGCGAACTTCAGTAATACCCGCTTCATTCTGCGCAGTTTGTGCCTCAAGACGAGTAACATCCGTGACGCGTGCTTCCGTCTCAGTGGCGATCACCTCCCGTAGCTCTTCGAATGTCGCAGAATTAGCCCCCTGCTGCGCAGTCTGGCGCACAACAACATCAGCAATAGCCAGGGCGTTGCCAATTATTGCTTCTGCTGTCTGCTTATTCGAACCTACTGCTGCAGCCAGACCATCAGCATTCTCCTTAATCGCATCGGTCAGCTCAGCTAGTTTGTCGCTACCGTCTACAGCACTCTCAATCAGATCCTTAAATACCTCAGAATCTTTAATCTCCTCCAGGATCACATCGGTGATATCGGAAACATCGATTCTCGCCTGTCCGCGCACCCAGTCGGTGTATCCTGATTCATTGCCGCTGCGGTCCACCAGCTGCGCGCGGTACCAGAAAATCTGTCCAGCCTTAAGGCCCATCTGCTGATATTTGCGCTGTGGGTAAGGCACATCGGCCAGCAGCATCGCATCGTCTTCGGTACCGGTCAGGCTGTACTGGATTTCGGTCTTCAGCGTGTCGTCGGTATTCGCAGGGAATCCCCAGTTCAGCTCGATACCGAATACAACGTTTTCAGAAGCGATGAAGCCGACCGGCTTCGGTGGATTGCCCACTTTACCCGTAAGATTCACTTCTGATGATGTCGCCCAGACTGATGAAACGTCGCTGGCGTTCACCGCCCTGACGCGGACCAGATAGCGACCCGAGTAGATACCCTGTACTTCAAAGCCGAGAGAAGACGTTCGGGGAACGCTTACCCAGTTGCCGCTGTCACGCCGCCATTCCGCCTCGTACGCAACTGCACCCTGAACAGCATCCCAGGCAACGCGCATGGTGGTAATCGCAATGTTCTGGTTAACCGTAGAGTAACTGTCTACGACAATATTTCCTGGGGGAGCCTGAACCCCCGGTGGAATGACACTGACTGGCCGCTCGTCCAGTCTTGCGCCGGTATCAACAGCGGAATAGATATCAGGGTTGTAAGTCGTCCCGGTGACCTCGAAAGTTCCGTCGTTGTTGTCCCGCGTTCCCGTAACACGGAAAAGCGCTATAAACAGATCGTCAGAGTCCACGCCCCAGTTACATTCAGCCTCCGGCGTTTCGCTGTAGGGTGTGGTGACAGTGACTGTGTTTCCGTTAACGGCCTGGACGGTTCTGGCCTGAGCTGTACCTGATGGAAGATTCAAAAACAGCCGGTTCCCGGCCCTCACATCAGCGGCGCGATCGAGGGTTATGTTGCGGCCGTTAACAGCACTCACCCTGCCACCGATAGTTCTTCCTGCCAGCTCGTTAGCTGCCACGCCGATCACCTCACCAACGGGGGGAACGTCCATGCCAGTGCTGAAGGTCACCACCTCGCCGATACCGTTAGTGAGCAGCGCCCAGCGCCCCCGCCGGTTTGCCTCTGACTGCCTGGTGCAGCCGATCGCAGTCATTTCGAGCTGACGATAATCGAAGCGCATGGCCAGATCGTTATCGTAAACAGGCTCAGGCGTGTCTTTATAGTGGTTGGCTGGGTCTGACCAGTTCACCAGCGCGGCAGTGTTTCGGGTGGTTTCACTCGGATCCGCAAAAGTAAATTTTCCTTCAACAACGCTGGCGTGGTTATAGATGTGCCACACATCCCGTGGCATATCAGCCAGGACATACATCTTATTGTCGCCCCAGTACGTCATGCCGCGAAATATACCCGCCAGATCACGAAGTACAGTCCAGGCGTCATTACGGTCCTGAATATAAACGTTGCAACGAAAACGAGGCTCCGTCCCACTTCCGCCCTTGCCATCTGGTACTTGTTGATCGCAATACTGGGCGATACGATAAAGCTCCCATTTGTCTATCTGAGTCGCATCAATTCTTTGACCCAGCCCGAAGCGCTCGTTCAGAATGATGTCGTAATAAATCCAGGCAGGATTATCCGTCCATGCCCATTTAAATACGCCCTCCCATGTACCAGAGTAAGTGCGGGTTTCGGGATCATAAGTATCAGGTACACGGATGATTCGCCCTTTCGGATTGCACACAACCTGAGGAATGCCATTAGGGAACTGCTTTGCGTCAAACTCTACATACAGCAGCGCTGTGTTAACGTAGCGAAGTTTGGCGTCAATAATTTCAGTAACGGCCACAACGCGCATGGTGTCGACGATATTCACGCTCGTGGAATCCGGCGTGATTCTGCGAACCCGCAACTGCCATCCAGTCGAGGCTTTCGGAAGATTGACGCGGTGACTGCGCTCATAAAGCGACGTGGTTTTGTCATCAACAGCACCGTTAACCACCGTTTCATACGGCCCGCCATCGACCGACAGATCGATAGCATACTCGACGCGGGTGCCGACTTTGTCGCCGTTGTTTTTCTGGAGCAAGAGAGTTGGCCATCCCAGGCGAATTCGCAGCGCAGAGAGCTGCGTGTTGGATACCGCGCGCACGTACGGCACAGCCTGTTTCAGCTCGTATGAAACCTGAAGTTCGTTTTCAATGCCGGGGAAGCCCTTAATGTAGTCCTGGTCCTGAGTACCGGAACGGAACTCATATTTCACATTATTGAAGTTATAACTTCCGTCGGCGTTCTGAAGAGGCGTGTAGGAAGATGAGTCACCAAGAAAAATGTTTTTACCATCAAGCCCGCCAGCGAACTCACCCTCTCCAAGCGCAATCAGCACCTTTGCCCTTGCAATGGACTGAATGCTGTCCGGTGCTTCAACGGGTGTTCGGGTCTGATTGCTGCCACCTTTACCGCGGCCTTTGATGATTGTCGTCGTCATATCGCGTCCATAAAAAAGCCACCGTCAGGTGGCTTGCAGTACGTGGTTTGGTTTATTGCTGATCTTCTGCATAAATCCCGGCGGAGATAATCGCGCCGCCAATTTCCCGTTGCCCATAAAGCAGGGGAACGGGATTGCCAGATGCTGTCGTGTTAACGGGACCACCAAACGCATAGGAGGGTTTGTTATCAGGTTCCTGACGCATTCGCAGGCCTGATACCTGCGGGGAAAGTAACTGGACTACTCCACCCAAGGCCATTGATGCTCCAACAAGGCCAATGTTTAATGCAGCGCCCTTCCCAATCAGTGCGGCACCTGCTGGACCAAGAGCTATACCACCAGCAATCAATGCTACACCGAGAACAGCCTGGAACAGACCTGCCCGCTTACTTCCTCGTATTACCGGAATAATTCTCAGCTCATCACCCGGCCCCAGGAGTTCAAACTCTTCGTGCCCGATATTGCGACGATCCCGGAAAATAACAAAATCCAGTCCCTTTGCCCGAGCTTCACGCAGATAAGCATCAAAGCCGTCAATGGTGTTAGAAAGCGCCCTGAATACTTCGCTGGCGGACGTTAGTGCGCGGCGATGTGTCCTGCCAAATCGCTGAGCCATTGAGCCGCTGAGTTTGATAACGGTTTTTCTTTCCATTACATCAAATCCTTATAACGCAGAATTTTGATGGTACGGTCGCGGTAATAGCCACCGTAGGGAATACGCTGGCTTAACTGGCCATACATGTGATGCAGTAGCATGTTGCCATCAAGCAAAACCCCGGCATGGTTCGGGACGGTGGACTGAACCTGCATGATAACCATGTCACCTGGCTGAGCGGGGCCGTCGTACTCACGGAAACCGCATTCCTGCCAGTTATCCATATAGAGGTTTTCACCCTGTTCCCACCAGTGGCGATCTACGCTGTAGTTGGGCAGTTCAATGCCGTGCTCGATGCGGAAATAGTCCATGATGAGAGACCAGCAGTCTGCATACCCGAGTACAAACTGGCGCCCTGTGAGGGGACGGTCTCCGCGAGGCATGACGGTGCGAATGTCGCCCTCCGGCCACGATGCAATAATCCAGGGCAGTTCCGTGGCATCACACATCAGCATGTCGAGCTCGCTCGGCTGAGTTGTTGCCCCGTCGCCGGGATGGCTGTGGACGATCGCCACCACAGTGCCCTGCTCTTCGGCGGCCGCATAATCCTCAGGATTAAGTTCAAATTGCTCAGTCGGCGACTCAGCATTATTTTTGCAGGGGATGTATTTCTCCACCCGCCCCTTCTGAATAACCACGCCACAGCACTCCTCGGGGAAGGATGCGGCGGCATGCGCCAGAATGGCGCTAACTGTTTTGTCGCGCATGATTATCCTCTCAGAAGTGAAGCGCCGGGGAACCCGCCATAATCCAGCTGTTCATTCTCTCCGAAGCGAGGTTTACAGCCCGTTGACAGCAGTCCGGAGCAAACATCCTGTGAAGGATCGTCCACCCGATTGCCGTCTTTATCGAACCAGCCGTTTTGCCCGGCGTAGGTGCAGCCGTTCCCGGTTTTGTACCAGCCCCGCATGCACCACGTGCACATTGGCTGAATTTGCCGGGTCGGAATGAGTTGCCCTCGCAAATCGGCTGGACTTGAAAGCTCAAACTCTACGGTTTCATCGTCTGACCCTGATTTACGGTCGATGTAATAAACCTGTTTGCGCTCCTCGTTGGGATTCGCAGTCGGGTTCCCGCCAGGAAAATTTCTTGCGTCCAGGTAGTGAGCGAAGGTGTCATGGATGATCACCTTTGCTTTAGCCATCCCCTGAAACCTGCGGCACAGCGCGCCAATCGTACCGCTGATGTTTGCAACGGTGAGAGAAGGCCGTGAACTCTGGCCGTCACTGCTGACAGATATGCCGGTCAGTTCATACGGCCACGCGCCATACTCCTGCCCCTGCCACCACACCGACTTCGGCTCAAGTTTTGACTCGTCGCCGCCTGCGGCGATGATTTCAGCCTCGGTATGCGGGATTGTCTCGTTGTGAAAGCGAAGAATACCGGCACCGAAAGCAGAGCCGTCCACCTCGATCAGGCGGACGCGTTTACCCGGTTCCAGTTTCTGGACATCAGATGAAATACTCATGGATGGTATGCCTGTATGAATGTGCTGCTGAGGGTGTATTTTTTGTTGCCGTGGGTAGATATCTGGAAGGATTCCGCGCGCCATAAACCTGAAGGCTCAAGCGGCGGCTTCCAGATAAATGACTTCCACCCGGCATGTCTGTTCAGAAAGTTTTTAATGGCCTGAATGTAAGCCTCGTCGCCGGTAAAGCTCACGCTCCACTGAGGTGTTACCGGGTTGATGCCGTCCCCGGCCACCTGTGTATAGCCATCGCCAAACTGCGCCTTTCGGGTACGAAAACTTGTATCAACCTGAGAGGCAACCTTTGGGCACCAGCTGAAGGTTTCGACTGCCATGGTTAAACTCCCTTGATTAATCGCCACAGAGGCGAGCCCGGCATGCTGGCCTGTTCGTTAATGACACCAGTGATGGCATCCTTAAGCTGCCTGCCTGCTGCTCCGGCGGTTCCCTGACTGGCTGCCTGTGGTGATCCACCCTGAATATTGATATCGCCGAAGTTAACTGAAGGCACACCGCCGGAGACCTGCGGAGTACCAACTGCCCGAACTCCCAGCGAACCATCAGCGGCGCGCGTAAGCGGCATAATGGCTTCCGGACCAGCCTCGGCAAAAACGCCTGCGCCTTTGGCAAAAGCAAACAGCTGAGGCGTCTGGAAAACGCCATTGCTGTAAGCGCTCAGGGACGGAGAGTCGTAAACATTACCCTTCGCATTAAAGGTAAAGTTCGCGCCAGCATTCTGAATAGCGGTACCGCTGCTGGCGGTTGCGGCTGACGAGGCACCAAAACTGAACAGTGATCCAATTGAGCTGACGCCATTAGCAACAGCCATGTTCACCAGAACGTTCTGGATAATCTTCAGTACGCTCACGCCCCAGTCCTTCCAGCTGTCAACGTTGCCATTGAGCATGTCGGTGATCGTGGTGACCGCGCCACCCATGGCCTGCTTCATGCCGTCAGCGGCCATGGAAGAATAATCAGTGGCTTCGTCCACCCAGTTCGCATACCCCTCAGACAGTCCCGTCATCCAGTCGTCACGCTGAGCATCAGAAGCTGCGTAATATCCCTCCTGGTCGCGCAGGCGCTCTTCGAGGTAGCGCTTATTAAGTGCCAGCCCCTGCTGATAGAACGTCTCGTCGATTTCACCAGCCTGACGCTGGCGGAGAAGATCGGTATTCTTCTGCTCAAACTCCTTACGCAGATTGAACTGCTCCTGAAGTCTTTCACGGAACCTGGTTCCCTGCCCGTATCCCAGCAGTTGCGCTTCATTGGCTGCGCGGGCGCTGGCGTTACTGTCGGCAAGGTTGGCTTCGTAATTTCGCAGTTGCTCACGTAATTTAACCTGGTCAATCAGCGCAGCATTCTGCAATACGGTCTTTTTCTGAGCTTCTGTCAGAGAAGCAAGTTCGCCCTGGCTGACCTGGTATTTAACCTTCGCCAGTTCAGTATTCTGGCCTTGCAGGGCAATCTGCTCTTTTTGCTGCTTGATAAGGCGCTTATACACATCCTCGGTTTTCTCGCCTTCGGTTTTACCGCCCTTCGCCTTAGGTTTGTTGGCCTCATTATTCCGCCATTCAGCAAGACCGTTATTAATCAACTCCTGACGGCCTGTCTGGAATTGCGGATCACTGGTTAATCCCAGGTCATCGGCTGCATAACTCAGTCGCAGGCGCTCTTTTGCTTCACCCTTCAGGCGTGACAACTCCAGATCCCGGCGGCTCTTTTCGAGGGCATCGGTTTGCTTTTTGTCGAGATCGGCCTGCGGAAGTCTTAGCGGGACGTTAGCCAGCCCCTGACGCGCCATAAGGAGTTGGTTACCCAGTCCGAGTAATCGATTAAGTTCATCGTGCTGCCCATTCATCAACAGAAGTGATTGATAAGCCCGGTTCTGATTCGCTGCCTCCTCCCGAATTAGCGTCACACGCCGATGCTCAAGACCTTCAAGAACCTGTTGGATAGAGGCAGATTTCTCCTGCATCTGGGCAAGCCTTTCCTGCTCAACAGATAACTGTTCAGTGGCTGTAGCCAGTCCACGGGTCACGGTATCCAAAGATGTCAGGTGGTTAATCATGAAACCACCGCTGGTCGTTGGGCCGGGATTACTGATCACTGACTGATAACCAGCTATCTGCTCTTTCAGATTTTCAATCTTGCTCTTTTGTTCATCTATCAGCCTGTTCTGCTCATTCAATGCTGCGCGCGTTTTCTCAGCATTGTCTGAAGCTTCAGGTAAAGACATTGCCTTCGACTTTTTACTGACTTCATCAATCGTGGTGGCGTATTCCTGCGCCGAACGCCGAGCCTGCTCCTGATTCTGATACATCGCATACCAGGCTCCTGCTCCCAGCATCACCAGACCCGGCACGCCACCAATCAAGCCAAGCGCACCACTCATCAGCCGAGTACCGACAGATGTTACGCTATTGAGATTGCTCTGAGTCGAAACGCGGTTTGCAAGGTTCCGGCTTAAGGAGGCCTCTGCCGCGGACAAACGCCTTTCTGCAACAGCCTGGGCATCAGCGTTTTTAGTTGCCACCAGCCCTGCCTGTGCACGTTCAAGCGCAGTTCTGGCTCTGACTTTTTCTGTGGCGGAGCCACTTGCAAGAGCAGTGGTCAGCCTGGCTTGAGCTGCTGTGACTTTGGCTTCCGCTGCCGCAATTTTTTCTTGCTGAGCGGCCTGAACATCTGCACTTCGCGATCTTTGAACAGCTTGCTGTGCTCGATAAACTTCTGCCCTTGAAGCTGCAACAGCAGACTGAGCCGCTTTATCCTGCGCGACAGCAAGGGCAACCTCTGATTTCGCAGCTGAAATTAGCGCACCTGTTGCGCTACTGGCGCTGGTTACAACTCCGCTGAGGTATCTTGCCAACCCAACACCAACAAGCGCCCCAGCGACTGTTGTAATTGTTGACATATTGTCAGCAACGTCATTCAGAGCGCCGCTCACTGCTGATGAAGTAAAAGAATCAAGCGTCTGGGCAACATTATCCAATCCGCCAGACAACGCATCAGTAGCACCGGTTGCCTGGTTTACACCGCCAACCCAGGCCATGAATGAGTTAGTTACTTTTTGAAGGGATCCGGAAACCGTTTGTGGCATGCTGGCAAATTCGCCCTGCAATGCTCCTAACTGGCTCATTAAAGCTGGGACAACCTTATCGATCGTAAGCTGTCCCTGGTCAGCCATGCTCTTGAGGTCTTTACGGGCTACACCCATTCCCGCAGCCAGAGCGCGGATTACCCGATCACCGGCTTCGTTAACGGCATTAAATTCTTCACCACGAAGAACGCCTTGTGCGAGCGCCTGGCTGAACTGAGTAATAACAGAGCTCGCCTCCTGAGTGTTAGCCCCGGAAAGTTTGAGGCCGGTAGAGACAGCTTCGGTAATTTTCAGAACTTCGTCAGAGCTATAACCGTACTCGCGCATTGAGGCTGCTGCACGGGAAAAAAGGTTTGCGTTATCTGAAAATGCCGTGCCTGTTCTTTGGCTGATTTCCATTAACTGACGCTGTGAAGCGGCAAAATCATCAGCAGAAGATGATGCCTGTTTAAGACGAGCGTTTACGGAGTTCCACTCATCAGCAATCTGCACAATTTTACCCGTTGCAAAAGCTGCCGTAGCTGCGGCAGCAGCCCTTCCAGCAGATGCAAATCCGGCAGTCAAATCAGAGAGCGCCCTTTCGCTCTCTCTGGCAGCAGCAGCGGCCTGCCGACCGCCATTCTGCATGGTGCGGTAATAATCCTGCCCCATTCGTGAGGCGCGGGAAATTTCCGTCTGGAAAGATTGAGAATTGGCGGAAATTTTGATTATTAATTCGCGTAAGGTTGCCATTTATCCAAACTCCAGACGTAAAAAAACCGCCGAAGCGGTTTTATTTTTATTGTTTCCAGACCTTTTGCCTGGCTTCTTCAAGGTATTCTTCATCGGTTTTAGCCGGAGGTGATTCGGCCATCAAATCACTGCCACAATGTTTACATTTAATGGCTGCGTTTTTGATTATTTCCGCACAGAACGGACACTTTTTCATACCCTCATTTTCAATTAAGTCTTTTTCTTCAGCTGCAACATCTTTCTTAATTACCAGCGAGTGTACAAAGGCAATAATAAACAGCAATGCACCATAAACCCACCAAGCAAAGAAAGAGCGGCCTTTGCTTTGAGCTATTAAGGCTGGAACTAAGCCTATTACAATTGAAACAAGTAAAATTTCCATTTTCTATCCCCAGAATTATTAGTGGCTAAAATCCTAATGTTTTCTGGGTAAAAAGTCACTGAGTTGCAGCTGTAAGTGCAGCCTCAAGCCCTGCAAACGGGTCCTTCGGTTCTGATTGCTTATCGCCACCCCAGCGCAGGATCGCATCGTCAATCGGTACTTTTGCCCCCTGCGAGCCGTAGATGGCAGAGACGAGCTGAGCTGCCTGAATGTCACCACGAATATCGCCAACCGGACTTTGCCTGTCGTACTCAATCCACATCAGAAGCTCGCTTGCCGTCATATTCTGCCGAAGCTCTGAGAGCGTGCGCCCCATTCGGAGCGCAAGCGACATCAGAAACTTTACGCCGGGGGTTGAGACTTTTCCCGCGCTTCGTCCGCGTTGTTGATCAGGTCAAGCGCCTGTTTGAGCAGGCGTGAATGGACGGGGCCGTAGATTTCACGCACCTGCTCTTCTTCGTCTACGCTGAATACCGGTTGCTTATCGGTGTCACACAGAACGTCAATGAAGAGCACCACGTCAGCGCAAAGATTACGGTGTGCCTTTTCCGATACCGACACATTTTCATCATCAGCACCCGTTTTCACCACTTCCTGCCAGCGCAGCCAGGCTTCACCTGACGGCTCACGGAGAACCACTTTGACGCCCTCCCACTCAGGAACGGCGACCGTCTTATGACGAAATCCCGACATCTTAGCCAGGGCGAGATTTTTAATATTCTTCATGAGACCTCTCAGGAGCCAGACTCGATGTTTTCAGGCTTACCTTTCAGGCGCAAGGAGAACGTTGCCGCCACTACGCCATTGGTGCCGGAAGACCAGGTGTGCTGGCGGATTTCAGCCAGGAACTTAAAGCCCTTGCCGGACGGGAAGATGATCTGGAAAGCGTAGGTCGTATCGTTGTCATACGCTTCACGCAAGGCGTCCTGCGCCGGATTCTTGTAGAAGTTGCCGGACAGAGAGATTTCTGACGGAGAAGGCAGGCCGTTGATGTTCTCCTGCTCGGTAGAGCAAAGTGTTGTTACGTCGATATCCTGCTTCTGACCACCGGTGAACTGAATTTCTTTGATGGTGCAACTCAGATCGAGGAAGGTTGCGGAATCCATCGTTTCTTTGGTGGCTGGCAGGGAGGAAATAAGGATCTTCGTCAGCTGCGATTTTTCATAAAGTGCAGACATAGTTGTCTCCATAAAAGTAAAAACCCGCCGAAGCGGGAGGTGGGTGTCTTTCTGAAAAGAAATTACTAAGTAAATCAATCATGCCTGGAATGCTGAGATTGTCAGCAACAAAGACCATTTCTCGAGTTTAATTGATGCCTGGTAAGTACATCTGTACTTCATCAACCACCCGCTCCCGCGCAGAAAGGAGGATTTTCTTTCTGCCGCCGACACCCCACTTCGCCATCTGGCTGGCGCACTGGCTTATCGCTTTAGTCTCAGTATTAATGATGTGATCTAATTTATTCAGGCGTGACATGGCACTGATGCCGAGGCGAACCACTGTTCTGAACACCTCATATACTTCAATCTCAAACTCAGGCTTAATCCAGGCTGCGTAGCGAATGGCCAGTAGCTCAACGCCCCACACTCCAGGTTCATCACCACCATTAACAACTCTAAGTGGTTGAATTTGTTCCAGAGTGCTTTTTTGCACTTTGGATTTAAGTGCCTTGATAAATCGCTTTACCTGAGCACTACGTAAAAACTGACTTGGACGCTGCTGCTCTGTAGCCTCTCCGTTTGCGACCGCCGCAGCATGGAGATCATTGAGGTTATAGCGTCCCTCGTCATCAACGCGAACGGAAACGCCGTTTACTGATACGGTTGGATATTTCATGAGATTTACCTATAGAAAGTGAGCCTGTCACACAGAGTCAGCAGCCCCGGAGTACAACTGACTCTCAGGCTCGCTTTCTGTAGGCTCCAGGATTATAACGTGCGCGTGTGAAGCGCGGTGTCAGAGGTAATAAAAAACCCGCCGGAGCGGGTTGTTCAGGGTTGGTTAACGTTTCAGGATGTGATCCGAAAATCGATCGTGGCGCGGTAAAGCCGGAAATCGGGTTCATAGCCTTGAATTTTCGTTATCTCAGTTGGAGCCAGGGACTTAACGGCCTCCAGCGCATGATCGCGAATGGATCTGGCTTCCTTAATGGTCAGTGAGTAAACATCGATCTGCACTGATGTGCTGGATTCCGCCTGGCCACACAGTACGTCAGCGGAAACATCATCGACGATGGAAAAGATAATCCAGGGTGGAGAGACAGACGGTTTCCCGTCACTACCTAATGGCGCAACATAGGGGTATACCCGTCCTTCTGCCAGGGAAGAAAGCAAGGCGTAGATATTATCTTCATTCACTTGCTCAATACCTCATCAATAGCCTGATTCATCCTGGCAATGGCGACGCTGGCGGCCTCTTCCTCGCGAGTATCGTAAGCGGGTCGCACAAACGGATGTGCAGGCATGTTCGCGGTGCCCAGCTCAACGAATCGCCAGTAGAATGCGTTACGCGCATTACTGGCCTTCATCGTATTGTCACTGTTACCGGTTCGAAGATTAACACCACGAATATGAACCCCTGAGGAAATCTCTCCCCGCTTTCGGCTACGCTGAGTGACCACCACAACGTTTTTCTTAAGCTTCCCTGTTCGCTCAGGTGCACGAGCGATCACTTCTTCCTTGAGCACTTCTGCCCCGGCACGTGTCGCATCACGCAGAACTTTGTTGTTTTCAGCCTTACTGAGCAGTTCTAAATCCCTGGCTAAGTCATTCAATCCTGAAAAATCGAGATTAATGTCAATCACTTCTCCACCCCCAGCTTGCAGAGAACCTCAAGCAGAACCCCTTTTGCATCCGGTATTGGGGGACCAACAACATTCAGGGTGTTCCCTTTAAATGGCCCTGTCGTAACCTTAATTCGGGAGGCTGCCGAAACATCATGCCGATACCGCATCCATACCCGTACTGTTGCCTCAGCTGTTTCAGCACCAGCTGCCACCAGCTCGCGCCCACTGATACCTTTAACTTCTGCCCTGGTGTTCGCCCCGTCCACCCATTCCTCTAACGGTTGCCCGGAAGAATCCCGCGTTGTCGTGAAGTTCTGGATGGTAATGAGATGCCGTAGTCTTCCAGCCTGCATGGACACCCCCTATAGAGATATGAAACGGTAAGGCTGAAGAAGGGATTCAAAACCGAACGGGAATGCAGTGACAATGTTTCCGACATTGACTTGCTCCCTATTTTCAAACCAGTGACCAACCAAAAGCATCAATGCAAGAAGGATATCATCGGCAATAATAAGCCCGTACGGGTCAGATTCCGGTACCTCGTCTTCATACAGCTTTCGGTTAATGAAATTCTCAGCCATACGCCTTGCGGCACCGTAATAGATCAACAGCAATTCGTCTTCCGTTGTATCGTCAGCATCAATCCGACATTGTCCCCGCAACTTTTCGATCATCGTATTCATGATTTTCCCTGGCCCGCAGAAAACTGCGGGCACAAAAAAACCGCTTACGCGGCATCGTTTACCAGTCGGAGTTCTTACGCCGCTTTACCAACCAGCGCTTTGATTGCAGCTACATCCTCCAGGATGCAGTCGAAACGATGGAAGGCCAGGAACGCGGTCTGATCGTATTCGGCGTAACGCTCAACCAGACGCTTCAGTGTCATATAAGTAATGCGACGAACAATGAAGCGATCAAAGTCCCCCAGGAAGACAAATTTCTTCCCTGCCCCAATACTGTCGATAGCCTGATCGATTACATAAGGGGTGTTAAGAATCGTGGCCGGAGTACCGCCAGCGATATCAGGCAGCCAGAGGGGACGGTTTTGACCATCTACCATCTCTTCGATTACCTGCAAAGTCGCGTCATTAAACGCCCAGCGGAATTTAGGTCCACCGCGATATGCCGGATCAATGGAATGCTTCAGCATGTTCATTTCTTTCCATGTGAATGCAGCTGCTGACGCGGTTGCCGTAGTGCCAGTAACCGATGCAACCAGGCCTTTCGGTTGTACCGGTGTCCCGGCACCGCTGCCCTGCACCAGATATTTTGCTTCACCACGTCCGATGCGTTGACCGATTCGGGAAGCCAGATAAGCTTCAATATCTACACCGCTATCCTGTAAAAGCTCATTGGATACACGGATGATTTTGGAGGACAGTTTTTTTGCACCCAGATTTGCAGATCCAAAGCTTGCATCTTCTTCCGATGCTTCGGTGTTTTCCCCCAGCAGCTCACCTTCTTCCGATGTGCCATCAGAGGTTGCCCAGGTAATATCCTGTCCGTTTGAGGTATTCAGGATTTGAGCCACACTGGCAATACCGCCGTAGGCTTTCATGGAATCAACGATTTTGTTCAGCATCTGAGTCGGAACGGTATACCCGCCTTTCGCATCGGGGGTAGTGCCCTGCGCACGTAGTTCTTTGACTGCCTGACGCTCTTCCGCAGAGAGTTCGCCAAAACCATGACGCAAAAATTTATCAAAAGCTGCCGCGCGGCGTTCGTCAGCTTTTACTACCGGGTTTGCTAAATCGTTTTGTAAATTCTGTCGCTGTTCATCACCATTGTCGTCGATGTAAGTTTGGTCCTGGCGGCGAAGTTCGTCTTCACGGGCAATCCGCTCATCCAGACTATCCAGCTCAGATTTTGCCGCGTTCCACTGCGTCCGCTGCTCATCAGTCCAGGTGTTATCACCAATTTTATCGTGCAGTGCACGCATGTCGGTGGCGATGGTATTTCGTTTTTGCTTCAGTTCATGCAATTTCATGTTTTTTCCTTACGCGTTAATAAGAGTCAGCAGGCGCTCGCGCGCCATTCGTTGGTTAATGGCTTGCGCCAGCGCGCCACTGTCGCGCGCTTCCTGCCAGGCTTTCATGGAACGGATGCCAGAATCAGCCTCCTGGTACGCCGGATAGGTCACCGGACTTACATCAAAAAGGCGTGAAAAACGGTTAATCTCTCGAATGACAATCCCTTCATCATCCTGATACCAACTCTCTCCATCATGAGAGACTCGGAAGGCAAATGAGGACTGGTTGATATCTCCCCGCATCATAGGGGCCAGAACTAAATCGCGAATGGTCTGGGTGTCAGGGGCAGCAATGTCGTACCGAAGACCTTTGTCATCGACACTGACATTTAAAGTTCCTGAGGTACTACGCCCGAGAATAAAATTGGGGTCGTGATTAAACAGGCCGCGGATGTCGTCCCCCAACACATCGTCGAATGCACCGGGTTTTATAATCTCCCGAAACCCCCACAGGGGCTCTGAACGACTGTTAAACACCGATCCGTATCCGATAATCCGCATGGGTTGTTCACCCTGTTGTTCGGCACGGACCTCACCGCTGTAACAGCGAGTCTCGCGATCACTCATCGGGATTGTCCTCTTTGGTTTTGTTTTTCGTAAAATCATTAGCCGGGTTGGCGGCATTGACGCTTACAAGCATTTCATCCAGTCCATCGACTGGGTTCATGTCCTCGAAAGCGCGGGCTTCATTTCGACTCATCCAGCCGTCAGTGATCGCGAAGTGATAGAACTGAGCGCGTTCCTGGGGAGTTCCACGCAAAAGTCCAGTGAGGTTGAATCGAACGTAATAACCGGCAGCGAGTTCAGAACGGGTAAAAAGTCGGCGATTAAGCTCCTGCTCCCAGTTAGTCACCCATGGCATCATCGAGTAACGTACAAACTGAATCGCCTGCTGGGTAATATTGCTGAAAGTGGCTTTTTCCAGGTCGTTAATCATGTGAGCTGGAACGTTGAATAACCCTGCTATCATCGAACGGTTTAGCTTTGACATGTCGATAATCTGAGCATCAATCGGCGACACGGTGAGCGCTTTATAATCCAGGTCAGCAGGCAGCAACATGGTTTTATTTTCCTGACTGCGTAGTGCCTGAGATGCTTTCTTCCACTGTTCCTTTAGCCAGCCCCAGCTTTCTTTATTGAGCGCCCCTTTGACAGAAACGATCCCCGCTGGGCGTGCATTACCACTGAAAAAGCTCTCCGTGTATTTTTGCCCGCTCATGCCCATACCAATAGTTTCAGCATGTTGCATTACCGGGCTTAATCCCATTTTCTGATTATTCCCCAACGCACGGATGTGGATCATGTCATCAGGGCTGATTGCAAATGATCCCTCTTCGTTGTACAAGCCATAGGTGTAACGCCCCCCGGTATTAATCAGGGTCGTCTCCCATGGCATACAACAATCAAGCGACACAACCTCTCCGCGACGACCACGCTTCACCCAGGTATATCCATTTCCCCAACCAAGAATGTGGCGTTGCTTCAGCTCTCGCCATTTATAGCTGGTCTGCCAGGTGTTCGGCTCATCATGAACCAGATAAAAAGCTGGGTGGTCCCGCGCGGGCTCAACTTTCCCGTTTTGCTTTCGCATGACATGCAGGGGCATCTGGGCAAGATTTGAGGACAAGACATAAATGCAGGCGTAAACAGCGGCCAGTTTCATGGCAGTTTCAGGACTGACATAAACGTCTGACCTGAACAATCCATCAGAATCAACTGCATCACCGCTTATTGGTGTAGCTGGATTCTCAAGTGATTCACTTCTGAATAGAGCATTAAGCAGCACGTTTCCCCCTTCTGGCCACCGCCAGGGCACCTGCCAGCATAAGGCCGCCTGAAAACATGAGAGCCAGGGCTAGACCAAATTGCAGGTAAACCCCAGACGTGAGCAGGCCAAAACCGACCAGCCCGATTACATCGGTTATGAGTGATTTCATAGAATTAGGAGGTCATCATCAGGATCAAGAGATGAAAGGAAATCGCCAGGTTCTTTAAGCATTGCCCGCCCGATTGCCATAATTAGCGCGACTGCGCCGTCGATTTTGTTTTCGTTCTGCTCTTTGATGGGCCTGACTACATCATCGTTACCTGGCAGATATTTCCCGACCACGTTACTGATACACCAGCTCATGATCGGGTTCCCATCATGATGGAAACGGCCAGACTCAATGGCAGCCTCAAGCTCCTTCATCGGGTCGGACATATTGGTATAGTTCTGGGTTATCGTGATGGGGTTGAGCTCTTCGTCAGCAAGATCATGTGAGAGACCTGTTGCCCCAAACGGATCTATAGGTGACTCGCTAACCGGGTTAAGCTTGTTCGCCGCCTTTGCTTCTTCAAGAATATAGCGGTAATCAACCTCTGCCCCATCCGTTACAGTCAATACTCCCAGTTCAACCCATTTCTGAAAGCGCTCGGCGGTACGGCGGTCTTCGTTTTTCTCAACACTATAAACAGTGTCATAGGGAACCCAGAATTTAGGAGCAACGCAGTAATAGTGAGTTTTCCCGTCAATCTCCCGCGTGAACAAACGCACCATGCTGTTCATATCCAGCTTTCGTGCCATATCAAAAGCCAGGACACATGGCTGCCCCTCAAATTGCTCAAGGGTAAGGGTTTCATCCTCACAGCCTTGCCACGATACCAGGTTGAAATATGCCGCTCTTGCTGCAACCCAGATATTCAGGTGTTTCGTTTTAAATACACCTGCCTGGCGGGCATTATTCACAGCGCGTATTTGCTGGCTGAGCAGAAAATCACGATAGACAGACACCCCCATATTCGGGTTTGCCTTTTCCAGAACCTTAGGGTCCGTCCAGTCGTCGCCCTCATCCACTGTATAAATCACGCCAAACAGCTCTTCATTCGGGACTGTGCCATTTAGCATTTCGATCACTTCACGGCGCTTGTCATAACAAGGCCCTTCGATGTTATACCCTGCTGTCGTTATCGCCCACATCAAGGGCTGACGCCGTGCTCCCATACCTGTCAGCATGGTTGTATATAACGCATCCGTTGGATGTTCATGGTATTCGTCAACAATGGCGCAGTGTGGTGATGCCCCGTCACCAGGATTACCAATCAGCGGCTCAAAGCGTGCACCATCTTCTGGTCGGTTAAGGTTAGAGGCGTTTACTTCTATGCCGAACGCTTCCACCAGCAGAGGTGTGCGCTTGCACATCAGGCGTGCTGGTCTGAAAACTTCCCATGCCTGCTTCTCTGTCGTGGCACCGGAATATACCTCGGCCCCAAATTCGTTATCACAGGTGAAGCAGAACAACGCCACGCCAGCTGAAATTGCGGATTTACCGTTCTTACGCGGAATCTCAGTGTAGACCTCGCGGAACCGGCGGAGCTTAGTTCCTTTCTGTACCCAACCAAATGCACAACACACTATGAACAATTGCCACGGCTCCAGGGTGATCGGCATCCGTTTGAATGCCCACTCACCCTTTGTATGAGGCAAGAGTTGAATAAACTTCGCAGCTTTCTCCGCCATATCCTTGTCAAAGCGGTATCTGAATTTTCGGCTTTTTTCCCTGGCCATATCGTCAATATGACGCTGACAGGCATGAATGACATACTGACACGCCGGTATTTTCCTCCGCACAACGTTGCGGGCGTACTGGTTCGCGGCGTTAACGTTTGGGTACGATTTCCGGCTCATGAGTTAATCATCTTCAGGAAGGGGTTAGAGGTTTTCTTCTGTCCAGCGAGCCCGATCAGGCGTTGACGACTGCTTGGATCAAGACCAAGCATTGAACCGGTAGAGCTCATTTCCGATTCCTGTTCTTTCTTGGCTGTCAGTTCAGGGTTTTTAATTTTCCCGCCCATAGCGCCGAAGATAGAAAGTCCATCAGAGGCAATATTCTTAACGGCCCTGCGCCAGAATTCGTAAGCAACACACCAGCGTTCGAGTACAGCCAGGTCAGTTACGCAGAGCAGCCCCTGACCACATAACTCTTTTGTTGTTAGCTCCCACATAATCGCTGCGAGAGGGAGGTCGTCCTCTTCAAACCACTCCGGTGGTGCCACACCCTTAATCGGGGTAAACACCGGTTCGTCTTTATTCAGGGCTCGCTTTCCGGGGTTGCCAGCCAGCTCCTTGCGCGCCGTTGGCTTGGGTCGACGCCCGGAACGCCCCGCCGTTCCAGCCATAAGCGACACTCCTGGTTAAATTTCATTTTTCGCGGGTATAAAAAAACGACTGAGGCGGCGGTCCTTTGGGCGGCAGGCTACAGAGATTTGATCCCCCCCCCGCCTGAATGATAATTGATATCATTTGAATGCATATAGTTGCATTTGCAATCATCTCACTGTAATGGCAACCAGTATCATTTGATACGTTCGCGCCCTGTTTTGGTGCGGTGGCAGGGCCAGCAGAGGCTTTCGAGGTTAGAGTCATCATCAGTACCGCCGTGTGCCTTTGCCTTGATATGGTCAACCGTCTTTGCAGGCTCCACACGTCCACCACGCAGGCAGTTCTGGCAGATGTGTTTGTCGCGCGTTAACACTCGTGCGCGAATGATGTCCCACTTACTTCCATATCCTCGTTCATGTCGGCTCTTACCCTGCTGGTGCTGCTGCCAACCTTCATTGCGGTGCTTTTCGCAATATCCTGAACGGTCAGTGGTTGTGCCTGGGCAGCCACGCTTTCTGCACGCGCGTGGGATTAGTGCTGGCATCGCTCTATCCTCACTAGAATTGACTATTTGGTGATGCTGACTATCTGATCCCCAAGCGTTGCTGTTTCACGTATCTCCTGTACAACGTAGGAGGCGTGCTCGCGGCTTATGGCGTAGATGGTGAAAGAGAACTGACGTCCTTCATTATCTGAGAAGTTCACACTGAACGGATACCAGTCTTTACCTTCGTGATGAACGGACATTGGTATGTTTTTCATTATTTATCCTTTAGAAGGGATATTCAGTGCTTTATCCCTTAGAGGGGATAACCATTATCAAGCCCACCAGCAGGTGAGCTTTGTAATGGCTAACACTAAGTGTCACTTCGGCCAGCTGATAAAAAACATAAAGCCGATGAATGCGAAAAACAGCCCAGCGGCTGCCGCAACAACGATTAGAGTCCAAACAATAATTGTTCCGATGGTTGCAATCACTGGGACCTCGCTAATTTTGGTTGCTGGCAGTTCGCCTGCCACGCTTTGTTATGCGCCAGGATGTCTTTCTTCGTCTGGCGGTCCAGAATGTCAATATCGTGGTTTGTCAGATAGATAATCCGGGTCCACAGGCAGCCCGTATCAATCACCACCGGGGCGGGTGAAGTTTTCGCGCAGCTCGCGATCAACATCGTCATCAGGCATGTGGTTAACAGTCTGCTGTACATTGCTGGCCTCTTTCGTTGTCTCTACCCGGCGTTCTGCTGCTGCGACCGTGGCCGCTGCGTTATCTTCGGTGCGCTGCTGGTCTGCTTTCGCTTCCGCTTTGCTGGTGCCGCGTGAATGACCAATGCCAAAAGCACCAGCGATTGCCGCCATAACCAGCGCAGCAAGGCCAATGATTGCTTCTAATCCCATATCAACCTCACACCAGTACCGTTTTGGCCTGACCGAAGCGAGCGCGACGATCTTCCAGTCCGTTCGTGCCGCCGTTGATAATCTTCGTCACCTGCAACAGGTCGCCGGAATACTTAAGGCAGCCCTTAGTTGCGAAGAACCACGCCGCGCTTCTTGCGGCATAAAGGTCTTTCGCTAAAAGTTCAGGCTCCTGTACGAGATCAACCTTGAGGCCATTGCCGCAATCACGGTAATTTTTGAGACCAGTAATCTGGATAAGGCCACGCCCACGGTATAACCACCCGTCACCCGGCGCATTGTTGCCGTTGCGTTTGCTGTAGACCAGATTGGCAATGGCGCGCTGGCGTTCGATAGGTAATGTCCGTTCCTCAGGACGGCGGCCAAGCGCGTTAGCCTGGTCTGCAGTGAGGCGTCCCGCACGGATGAAGTTAACCAGTCCAGCAATGCGATAGTTGAAGCTCTCCACCAGCAGAGTGAAACCAGCTGATTCGTGCCCTGCCTGAGCAATAAACATCGCCTGGTCTACCGGCTTGGTAATGCCGAACTCTTTCATCGCATCACTTACTGGCTGAAACCAGCGCGCAGCTAACTCGGCGCTTAGCCCAGCCGCCTTTTGAAATTGTGATTGGTTCATTAGTGCCTCAGTACATCAACCAGGCGCGCTACGTTTCCCCGAGCCCAGAGAACGGCGGCGCATATCAGGACGTTCACCAGCACCACAAACCAATGTGATTCATGGTACAGGCCGAACAGGTAACGGAAAGGGACGCTGGCGTATACCAGCACCGTGAAATAAGCCATCAGCGATATCAGAGGGCGATGTCTCGCCCCGCCGCGCTGGTAGAACATCAGTGCAATAACGATAACAGCAGAGATAATTGCGTTTGCCATCGCACTCGGATCACTTGTTACCATTGCTGGCCCCTCCACCACGTAAACGCGAGAGAATTCCAAACAGGCTACCCAAATCCTGACTGTTGACGAACGTCAGCAGCTTAATAGCAATAGCGGCTACGATTACCGCGCCCAGCGCATCAAGTGGCCTGTCGCTGTACCCCGTCCATTTGGAGAAGTAAGAGCCAAGCAGTGGAGCGCCGATAACGCCGAAGATGAATGAGGTGATGAAGTAGCCCACCAGCTTAAGGCGACTGATATTAACCGCCGTAGCGACGTAGAACACCGCACCAGCGAATGCGCCAAACACCACACCGTAATCTATGCCGGTTGCCAGGCCGAACATGCTGGCCCCCATCAGACCACCAGCCGCTACTGTCGTGCCAGAAACAGGATCGGACATCTAGTCCCCCTCTTATTGCCGTGAATCCTCTCAGTGATGAGGGGAATAAAAAAAGCCCGCTTTTGAAGGCGGGCTAATGAGTGACTATTAGTAAGTAAGGTAGGTAGTCGTGAGTCTTGCTAACTGACCTGAGTGAGACAGTATCGGGCTGGTTCACAACGGTTCAGGAGAACCATCAGGCAATTACCTTCAACACACATTTCAAGCGTAGCAGCAGTTTGCAAATTCATAAAAAAAGGCCTGCTTTTTACGGCAGGCTCTCAAGGAATTTGAAACTGTATTGTTGTTGTCATGGTGCCGGGTGCCTCCCGGTGACTCTACCCCAGTCAGCAAAGCCGCGCGCATACCTGCAGATAGCAGTTGACTGGAACGCCCTTTCGCTTAGAAAGGATTCACCACAATAATAAGTTACGACTAATCCATTCTAGCGGTCAATACATCATCGCCATGAGTCCTCTCAGAACGAGGGGAAACCAAAAAGGCCGCCCGTAGGCAGCCCCTTAAAATAAGGGGCCCGCAGCAGTTGCGGGTTTATGTTTTGATTTGTTGCTCAGTACGCTTTACTGTCCCGAGCCTACCACAATTTAAGCACTTTCTTGCTCACTATGCAACTTAAATCTGTCGCCATTTGTGCCGAACGCATCACAAAGTGGTGCGTAAAGGATCGATTCTGCAAGACTAACCCATGTATCAATGCGACGACGGCATGTAATAAGGGTCCAGTCGGGGTGTTTTGAATTAAGCTCTTTAGCCATCTGGAGTTTGCTTTTACGCAGACGATGACGATCAACAATCACGCCATACAGCCCACGGTATTCTTCGTTCATCAATACCGCAGCAATAACGCCGTCAATCTTTAGCCCCTCCTCGTCTGAGCAGAACGCCAGGCCAGTTTTGTTTTTACTGTCGAGGATTTCACGCAGGTATGCTTCCAGCTCGGGTTTGGAGATGCCGGATTTCTTCATACGGCGCAGCGCATCGTTGATTGCGGTCTTGGTGATTTTTCCGGATGCAAGCAACTGGTTGAACATGTTCCCGCCTGAGCCACCACCGATGTATGACCAGCGACCCCACATGCGGAGCTTGCCCTGTACCCAGATGCTTTCGAGAGTGCGAAGGCGAACCATCTCGCCGGATTTGCCAACTTCTGAAGGATTGATCATTTGCGTCTCCACTTACGCCAGTACGCCAATTGCCAGCGCACGATCTAAAAACCGAAACAACAGCACCAACTGGTCGCCGTGCTTCGCTTCAAATGCCACAGGATCAGCGTGCAACTCGTCGTGATGCGCTCTGCACAGCGGTATCACAAACAGGTCGTGCGCTTTGGTACCCATTCCTCCCTGCCCGTGGCCTATCAGGTGGTGGGGGTCGTCTGCCGGGTTATTGCAGCAACTGCACTGCTGCGACTTCACCCAGCGGGTGTACTTATCGTTCTCCCAGCGGCGGCGCTTTGGCCTCAGCATGAAAGATTCCGGTGATTCAGGGTCTACCTTAACGGAGACAACCCTCTTCACCTTCTCCTGGAGGATTTCAGTCGCCGGTAACGAAGGAACAATGTCGCTGTCCCGCATCACAGAACTGTGCTTTTCTGGCTTAATCCTTAGTGCCTGGCTCGCCACAGATTCAGGAATCAAGTCAGCCAAATCGTTACGTACCATCCACCAGCAGAACTCCGGCAGCGTCAGAGTGTGCTCTGCGCTAAAGCCCAGCATAATATTCACCCTTTCGAGTAGCCATTTTACCAGGTTCTGCATGGCAATTCCTGCCAGTCTTTCAGTGGTTTGTTCACGCAACTGGTTATCACAACCCCAGCAAAGGCGAATGCTTCCGGGGGAATGACGCATTACCGTAAAGTCCTTTGAGTGCCAGTCATTGTGTGGCCACTGACATTCAAATTTACGCTCCAGCCAGGCATCAAGACTGCTAAGTCCACCAGCACGCTGAATAACTCTCTCATTCAGGAAAAGCCCCCTCATACTGACATCATCTGTCAGTGGCTGGTGCGCTTCTGGAATAAGGCCAGATGGTAGGTGCTGGATTGCTTCTGAAGGCGTTTCAATCACAACACGGCCACGACGAAACAGCCATAGCAACTCGTTACCTGGGCGGAACAGTACCACCCCGGACATTGGCGCGACTTCAGGTGTCAGTAATGCTCTCACTGTTACCTCAGGCTACGATGTCGATTATTTTAAGAAGCTCCGCAAACTTCGACTCAAAGAAATGAGGCTGAGTTTCTCGCGGGTTCGCAGGACTGGTGATGTTCTTGCCATACATGCAGCCTTTGGCAGTAAGTGACCAGAACTTTTTAACACCATTCACTCCAGACCGACTGTTTCGCTCTTTTTGTTCCACAATCCCAAAGCGGGACATCATGTGATAAACCTGATTGGCGGTGATGCGGATGTTTTTTGCTTTAAGCAGAGCGCTGAGTGATTGTGTGGGACGGCTGGACCCATCCTGCGCACCAGCAGGTGCATCGATCGTGTAATGCGGCATCAGATCTGGAAGACCAGCTACCTGCTGGAGTTTTTGATAAGCACCGAGCCTTGAAGAGTTTGAGAGGTTCAGCATTTTCGCCGCCGATTCAAGCAGGATCACGCCAGCCTGAATTTTGTCGGATGTCGGCGCATTGGATGCAGGGTTCTGTACGGCATCGAACGTTCTGATGACTTTGAGGTTAAATTTCGGGCTGATCCACATTGCATAGGAATAAACCAACTCCTTGCAGACGAATGTCCCCTGGTTAACACCACCAGTAAGGGTGACCAACGGGGCCGCTCCTGTAATTCCAGGAGCGCTCGAAATTTCAGCGATGAGTTCTTGCGTTTGGGTAAGACAGGACCAGTTGGAAGGCTGGTGACGTTTTTCACCTCCCGCCGCACGATGCAAATCATTCAGGCAGTAACGACCATCAAAATCACGGCGTACGGAAACGCCATCAATTACGAATAACTGATTCATATGTTTCTCCACTTGTTGTAGTGCGAGCGGGTCTGCACTCCCGCTTCGCTGACACTTTTTAATCTAACACTCATGCGCGTACCAATGCATTGCTACTTTGAACATCTTTTTGTTCATAGCGGCAGATCGATATTTCGACGCGCCCACCGGGTACTTTTGGCCCCCACTCCACCAGCATACGTTTAACCTGACTGTCATCCTCCCAGATGCCTGCATGTGTCAGCGCGTCAAATAGCGCTTTATTGTAGTTGTCGATGTCGCGGCGGCGTTCATCTGGTGGATAAAGCAGGATCGTCACATCTGCCAGTGAGGTTGATGGCTTAGGAAGGCAACGAAGCTGCTCGACAATAGCTACACACGCCGCGCTCTGGTATGCCCTACCCTTTTCGCTGATGAGGTGGCGACCTTTAAGCGGACCCTTGCTTGGCGCTCTCCAGTACGTGTTTACGCTCGGCGGGAATGGGAGAACGAGATTCATAATTTCACCCCGCGAGATTCAAGCCAGAGGATCGCATGCTCACGCGCGTACTCATCTCCATCCAGCAGAGATAGAATGATCGATACAGCGTCCTGCTCATTCCCATCCTCAACTAACGCTATCCCTCGCGCAGCACCGCGAGCTACTGTTATATAACCCTTCCGCTTTAATGCATTCACATGCTCAGCTGCTGCGTTTGGAGATGCCCACCCCATCAACCCGGCAATCTCTGATACTGTCGGAGGAAACCCCACCTTCGCTATGTAGCCTTTGATGGCCTCAAGAACATCACTCTGACGCGGCGTTAATTCGATCACGCAACACTCTCCTTTGACCAGTCGATATGGCAGACAACACCCGGAAGCAAATGAACCGCTGGCCTTTCGGCCTGATTGCCCCAATGGTCCCAGCCTGGCTCTCCGCAGCGGCTAAACAGTTCGATGCGTGGTACATCACCGTAAAGCTTCTCAAGACGATAGCGAGCCTCGGCAGGCTTCTGGCTGTGCTTCCCGAGTGGGCTATAAATCACCTGCTTGATGTTCTTCACCCGGCGCTGAAGACCATTTCCCTTAGTGGCGATCAACAGGTCTTCGGTATTGGCTCGGGTATAGTTTCCTCCGTTCATGCGGGTCTGCTCGTTCAGCAAGTCAAGGAGGTCGTAGAAGTCCTCCACGCCACCAGCCTGAAGCGCTTTGTTGATATGCCGTTCTGCCAGAGCGTTTAACTTCACCCAGGTGAAACCCTTCATCGTGCGCACCTTAAAGCCCCATGCTTCAGCAAGCTCGATCGCTTCACGGGTGTGAGTGCCGGTGAACCACATAGCCAGCACAGCATCATCAGCAGCAAGCTCCCACACTGGCAGGCGTTTCATGTCGATCAGCTTCATCGTGTCGTAGTGGTCTTCCGCTGCACCGTTGCTGGCCTTGTTGTCGTATTCCCAGGCAGGATCGGCGTAAATCAGTGAGTATTTCATCAGACGTTCCTCGCTCGGCCAGCCAGACACCAGCCATCACCGGTGGTTTTAACCCTCGGTGCCATACTCAGGCAGCGCTTACGCTCTTTGAGAATTTTGGCTCGCATGGTTTCGTTCTTTGATCGATTGAATGCCTCCATCAGAACCGTAGCAGCACGCAGATAAAGTCCCTTGTCAGATAACTCTTTAGCCTTGTCCATCATCGCAATGACAGCAGGGTTTGGTGCGCTTTCCTGTTTTGGCTCAGGCATCACTTCAGCTTTTTCTACCGGGTAGCGCGGGACAATAGGCCCAATTGGACCAACAGGTGCCTTTGCGTAGTAACGGAAGTTAGGACGCACACCTTTGCGCTCAGCGCGGTTAAGCATGACCAGGCGGCATACCGCACGCTGAACACTGTGCAAGGCATACTCCGGGAGTGCTGCAGCGATCTCTTTGTTCGTCAGTCCAGGGTTATTGGCCACGAATAACTGAATTGTTTTCAGAAAGCTCATTGAGTACCTCCGGAAACACGGAAACCTGAGTTGGCTGGAACGCTGTAATCAACGTTCTGGAAGTTGGCCTTAAAGTTTGGGTCAGCGCTACCGCCGAGTTGCCAACGCCCTTTGACACACGCAGGCCTTCCGCGCTTTTGCCATTTCTGAGCCTTGTCAAAATACTCAACGCAATTTTCTGGACCAAAGAGAGTGCTCGGGCGAAGGTAATCATCCATTTTTGGATCATCAGCCCATTTTGCTGTGAGATAGTCCACCACCAGCATCAGGTCTTCAGCGCTGTAGTTTTCTGACAGTCTCCCCCTGATGTATCCCAAAACGGTTTTATTGCGCCCGCCCTTCCCGTATGACGATCCAGTAACCTCGTTGAAATGGGATAAGACACGAATTGCCGGATCGATGTCGTCTGGTTGCGGCGCAACCGGACAAATAGGGTTTTTAATATCTGTAGTATTCTCTGTTGTATTCTCTGTAAGAACATCAGTGCAATTTGACCTGATGAGAGCGGTTCGTTTTGACCCGATGGAGCGTTCCACTTTGACCTCTTCCATCGGTTCATTTTGACCTGATGGAAGAGTGCATTTTGAACTCTTCGATTTGGTCACTTTGACCTCATCTAAAAGCTCGCTTTCGTAGTTGATCGTGTAGTAGTTCGTCATGTCGCGCTGAGACTTATTCAGCTGCTCAACTTTGAGCACGCCCAGCTGCTTCAGGCGGGTGAATGTGCGCTTCAGCGTAGACTCAGACCAGAACGGGAACTGCTCCAGCCACTGCTCGTTGGTGTTGTAAATCCAGCGCACGCCGTCACGCTCCAGTCCGGAGGTGGTTTCTTTAAGCCAGTAGTTAACCTGCTGCAACGCAATGGCCTCGTTAAGGCCAATGCTGTATGCAAGGTCAGGGTTTATCACTATCGGCCGGGATGGCATCAACAGGCTCATGGTAATCCTTTAACTCTGTAAATTTACGCTGGAATTGTTCAAGAGGGCTGAAGCACTCATGATCGTACCCTTCGCGAAGGTATATAACGCGTCGAGTCTCTGGCTCCCATCTGATGACGCGGACCGGGACGCCGTAGTGGTCTTTGAATCGCCGGTTAACTTCAGCCATTCTTCACGCCCCTTCTCGTTCATCTGAGCAAAAGCCTCTACCATCGCGTTCTCTGGCTGGTAGTTGTTCACGCCAGCCTGGTCGTTTAATCTCTCCACATAGCCGAACGGGGAATCTTTTCCCACCAGTGGAAGGCATCTGAATTGCTTCGCTGGTCTCAATCGGTTTAAACTGTTCATGCGTTAGTTTCTCCACTGAATACGACACGCCACGACGCCCGGAGCTGCACACTCGCGGGCGTCACTTCTTTTGGCTTTTCTTACGGCTAAAAAGCGCGACAATCGCGCGGATTTCTTCTTCACGCGCAGCCAGGTGACGGCGGTGATGCTCGTTAATCTCTTCAGCTTCATGCGGCTCAATCACTCCGTCTTCCAGGGCCTTCTGGATAATCTGATCGACCTGTCCGCGTGCTGCTGCAGTTCTCATGGCTCGGGTAAACAGGTCTACGCGATCGAGGTCTTCCAGTTGCGGAACATCCACCAGCAAAGCGCCTCGACGTTGCGCGAAGTAATCAGCCAGGAGAGAAGTGTTTGAAATGTCTTCCATCGCTTCCAGCTCGTTCACTTCGAAGAACCGGCAGCCATTCTTCTCGTACAGGTTGTTGTTGAACTGCGTTACTGACATGCCAAGAGCACCGGCCATAGCCTCACGGCCACCGGGGTACGCTTTGCACATCGCTTTCACTACTTCTTTCAGGCTTGGCTCTACCATGTTGTTTTTCCTTTGGTAGTTAAAATTAAGCAGCGTTTTGATTAGGCTTTGCGTAAAGGGATGGATCGACTTTCAGCTTTTCAGAAGTCAGTGCCTGAATCTCAAATGCCCTGCCTTTTGGGATTACTTCACCCCACCCAGAAACCGATGCATGGGAAATTCCTAATGCCTTCGCTACGTTCCCCACGCCGCCAAAGTAAGAAACCACATCATCTTTTTTCATTTTTGCCTCAAATGTAAGGGAAACAGACACCATGATAGTAGGATATCTTACATTAATAGGTCAAGGATTCCTACATCATAAAATGGTAGGATTGCCTACATGAAAATGAATGAACGCATCCGCGCAAGACGCAAAGAGCTGAAGCTCACCCAGGCTGTTCTCGCCAAGCTGGTAGGCGTAAACCGAGTAACTGTTACAGGATGGGAGTCTGGTGATTATGAACCTGGTGGATCTAACCTACAGGGGCTAGCGGCTGCCTTAAAAACTAACCCTCAATGGATTATTACGGGACACGGCGATCCTGACTGTGACGAGATACTTTATCAGCCGACTGAGAAGTTTGGTGTAAAGAAAATCCCTATCCTATCTTGGGTACAGGCTGGGGAATGGACAGAGAGTGGAGCTCCAATAACTGAAGCTGATATTTCAGAATGGATATTCACCACAGCCAGCTTATCAGATGAAGGTTTTGCACTACGTGTTCGCGGTGACTCGATGACAAATCCAAATGGAGCACCAAGTATCCCAGAAGGCTCATTCGTCGTGGTTGACCCCGATTACGGCAGCCCACAAGAAGTAAATGGAAAAATTGTTGTCGCTCAAATTGTCGGTTCTGCTGAGGCAACTCTCAAAAAATTTGTTATTGATGGCCCATTAAAATATTTGGTTCCTTTGAATCCTAACTATCGAGTTATGGAAGTTAATGGGAACTGCAAAATTGTAGGTGTAGTAAAACAAGTAGTTACTGACCTATAA